AGTCACTTCAAATCTGTCGTTTATCACTCCATCAACTTCATACTGAACATCATTGATCCAAATCTTGTCAAACGATTCAATTTCACCCTCTGCAATCGCCAAAACCATGTGTAGTTCTTTATGTTTCTTAGCACTTGACCCAACGAAAACCCTTGTAGCACCAACCCTACGCTCACCATAAATCACTTTTATTGGAGCAAGCGCAGACGCTTTGTTTGCAAGCATCCCCTGCCCATCCATACTCGGCACATCTTCGCCGGTGAGTGCTTGCATGATGGTGCCAATTGCCATCGAGATTCCGATGTTTATCACTGCCGCCGCAAACGCAATCGTTCCGGCGCTGAGTCCGGTGACTCCGACTGCCGCGAAAAGTGCTGTGACTCCTGCCGCGCCTGCCATTAGTTAGCGCCCCACAAATGGCTATGGTTCAGTGTAAACGCAACGTCTTGTGAACGGCATTTATCGGCTAGATTCTCCGCCCACTCTGGTTTGAATAACCGGTGCAATCCCCACATTTCTTTTGATGCGCCAACGTGGTTGATGCCACTCAAGTCAACGTCACCAAACTCACCCAACAATGGCACTGCCGAAACAAATCTCTGTTGAGCAGGAATCTTTTGTAAAAACCCAATCCGCCAATCGTATTCCCCCGATTCAGCAACAACACCCATCGCAATATTATCTGACCACTCAAATTGATCCGCCAGAACCACCGCTCTCTCGATGCGTTTAGTCAACACTTCGTATCCGTGATGCGGTGTGTTGTTCATGACTTTGAACACACTCTTGATGAAATCTAGCGGCACTGACTGATGGAATAAATCACTGCCAAATGCAACCGAAAATACTTTAGGGGCAGAAATGGTTGTCGGTATAGCTAACTGGTCTGGGCAAAGTTGAACCGAGTAATCTTCGCCGGCTCTCACAGAGTGCAAATGAGATGGGCAAGAATCGCATCCACCCGAAATTCTTTCGCATCCCTTGGTGACTTGCCACGTTATCCAGTTTTCCAAAACCTGACCCCCACCGACTTGTCGAAAGCGTGTAGTTTTCCACGACCTGCGATCAATATTTTGTTGTCTTGATTAATGACTCCCATTGTCAGCGTGCCATCATTCAAATGTGTCGCAACCTCGCATAACGCAATGTCACCATGACGGGCAGTTGGTCTTGGAATCTCAGTCATATTATATAATGTCGCAAGCTGATCCATGACACTTTCAATACCACCTCCTGCGTAATCTTTCAGGAGCGAATATGCCTTGTGGCTGTCCGAGTATTTCCCACGAAACCATTCTGCAATATCAACGCCAGACATAGCTAAAACGGCATCACCAACAAACAGACAACAATCGTGTTGCCCCCATGTGAAATCTGATCCATGACGTTCGCTCAGTAACCCATTCAGTTTATCTTCCCAATCGGCAACGCGAATCATTTTATTCCCCACTTAATGTCGCTCAACACGGCATCGGAATATTGGAAACCTTTATCATTTGGATTCCACCGAGACCGTTGCTCATTATGACTCGTATGCCTACCCCCCCTACGCTCAAAATCGACCCAATGGCTTGCCGCTTCAATTGAAATTACGCACGTTCCCGACTCAGGGTCTTCTGAAATAGCCGGCTTATTTATTCGCCCAGAAAACATAAGCACCGGGTCTGCGATTGGGGTCATTGCCGAGTTTAAAAAACATTTGTATAAATCCATTTGACGATCTAGGTAATGCTTTGAAAGCAACATCGCCATGACCGATTGATCCACTCCTGAAAGTTGTGCCGTCATCGAGGATGTTATTAGTTCTGCTGTTTCTTCAATGTCGGAGAATCCTAAAAACGACCCGAATCCGATATAAACTCCGGCATCAGTCGTTAAATCCCGATTGAAATCCGTCATCCTGACAACACCCTCATCCCAATGCAATTCCAACAAGTGAACAACGATGCACTGATCTGCTGACATTTCGTCAATCGCATCTTGCGTTGCCCCTCGATAAGCCATTAGTTGATTACCTCAACGAGCGACAACTGGAAAGAATGAAAAGAATGAACATCAATGGACGTATCTTGTTGGTCACTCACCAGTGCAACCGTAAACTCTACCGATTCACAGATGATGCTTTCGCCAGAATCAATATCGGCGTGAAGTGGTGGCTCGATGTGAACGCTAGTGCTATTCGGTACACTTGTGACCATATAGCATTTGTTGTGACCACTAAATTTAATAAAATCACCGGCAGTCAGTGATTGTGAACTTGTGCCGATGGAGTATGCCCCTGCACTTTGACCAGTGAGAGCGGTGACTGCTGTATTTGTTCCAGTAGAACTGTTCCCATAACTGCCCGGCACGAAAGTGAAAGTTTCATACTGCCCTTTCCGAGCGACAATGAATGCCCACAGTGGGGCGAACTCAAGTCTGCTCATTGGCGGATATTCAGCTTCGACCAACCACCGATGACCGCCACGCTGTCTGACTTGACGCTTGCCAGAATGGGTTTCTGAGATTAGCGTTGGCGTGTGTGATTTAATGGTTAACGCTTTGAACTTTGGGCTTTCTGGCAACTTCATGCCGTCACCCCTGTCCGACCTTGTTTTCTATATGCTTGGTCAATCATGCCGACAATGTGCCTCTGATTTTTCATCAAGAATGCTGTGCCAGTTTGTGTATCCACCGCATTGATTTGGAATGTAACATTGAGCGAACTATTATCCTGCTGTGATGCACCTAGTTTATCATTTGGCACAATCGTTCCTGACGATCTTGGCACAAATAACTCTGCCCCTCGCTCACCGACAATATATGGTGTGCGACTTGAAACTGATCCGCCTTTGGCTTTTCCGCCAATCGTTAAATCGGGGAACACCCGGCGCATCGGCTGATAATCGGAGGTTGATGGCAATTCTGGCGCAGGGATTAATTCTTCGGCAAACTTAAACCCTCCATTGAACGCAGAATATGGCGCAGGCAAGTTCGCAATGTTTGTTCCGGCAGTAGAAAACAACGGTTCGTTTGTCGCTCCATTATAACCACCTCCTAACGCACCAACAGCAACTTTTGCTAACCCCATGATGGCTCGCCACAATAATGCCTTAACAATCATTTGCCCGATCATTTTGAGAGTGCTTTTGGCGAAATCTGCCATTGATGCCTTTCCAGAAGCAATGCCATCGACTAATCGCTTGCTCCAATCGTCAATAAACCTGTCCATGAACTGTGCTGTTTGTTCTTCCAACGAGCCTGTCAGGTTGTGTATATGTTTCAGTTCTTTGTGGAATGTCTCTGCCGATGAAGTCATATCCCACCATTTTTTACTAGCATTCTCGTCAGGCGCAACGTCAGGCGAGAAACCATCAACCAACTTCTGATGCGCTTCAAGAGCGTCTGTATAACTTCTTTGCTCGTCAGCTAAAGCTTCTGTTAAAGCATACGTTGTCGTTATTTTCTCGTTATATGCTTTTGCCGCTTCTTTAGCATAAATTAACGCATTATCTACAAGACTTACAGCATCAGCAAGGGCAGTGGTTGCCCCACCAGATTCTACAGCCATACCCTTTAGTGTTTCCAACTCCCCACCGAGTTTTTCTAGCGCAGGGATCAACTTATTGATTTGGTTTGCAGAAAACGAATCCTCGCCTTTCAGATGTTTAAACTCATCATTTAGCTTTTTCATGTCAGCGCCATATTGTTCTGCACTTATAGATCCCCTGCTAAATGCGTCTGACAAATCAAGCATTGCTAATACGACCCCTTTAACCGCAGAGTCATCTATGCTGTCAAATTGGGCAGCCAACCATTTCAGTCCATCCGATAAATGTTCAAGTGCTGTTGCCGCCACACGCGCATTTTTTGTCTGACCCGTAAGGGTAAGTTTTGTAGCAGATTTCAGCGCCCACTCAAACCCGTTAGCAATTGATGCGAGTGCTATGACGATCGCTTTTGCAGCAACAATTGCAGACTCACCCATCCATATTAATTTCTCTCCAGTTTTATCTAAGACCCCCGTTGTTTTTTCAAATTCAGAAAAAGCACCGACTGCATCTCTGGTGAATTCATATAAATCTACTTTTAAATTCATTAAATCTAAAACAAGAAAATCGAAATGTCTCCTCATGTCTTTGAAGAACGCATCAAGACCTCCCATTTCCACCCAAACTGCTAAATCTTTTAATGCTTTAGTAACACTCTCTACTCCACGCCGAACAGACTGATACGCATCTGTTTGGCTAAATTCTTCTAAGAGTTTAGTCCATGCATTGCTCATACGATTGATTGATGCAGACATTTGCTTTGACGCTATTTCTGCCGCTTTTGAGAACTTATTCTCAAGTACGTCTGCTAACTTAGGCAATAGATCAATAGCCAGAACTTTGCCCTGCTCAAGCATCTTGCTTAACTCTGCTGTTGTCACGCCAATTGCTTTCGCCGCCATACCAAAAGCGCCCGGCAAATGCTCTCCAAGTTGACCGCGCAACTCCTCGGATTGTACCGTACCTTTAGAAATCATTTGTTCTAAAGCTTTGAGTGTCAAGCGTGTATTTTCAGCACTTAACCCCATAGCGGCAGACGCTTTAGCAACTGAATTGAAAACTTTATCCGCAGTCTTTGCTTCCATGCCAACCTCAGATGCGGCAATAGAAAACTTCTTATAAGCATCCGCAGTTGACATAAAGTTGATCCCCAACTTATCAGTCATCCTGCGTATTTTTTCAATCTCCCTCCGCGCCCCGGCAAAAGACCCGGTAGACACCAACATGGAATTGTTAAACCCATCCATCTTGATCCCTACCGTTGTAACGGCTTTTAGTAAAGCGACAAACCCTGCCGTGATACCGGCTAATGCGGCGGCAGGCATCGCACCTAAAGATGCGTTCATTTGCACAAGTTGTGTTTTAGCGTTGCGTATATGTCGCGTCAAACCCTGCATTTGGCGTTGATGGGTTTTAACCCGGCGCGTAGCAGATTGCCATGCCCTACCGGTGTTGTCGTGACCGGTGATCCGAACATTGATTTGCTCTGTGCTACTTGCCATCTCGTGCTAACTCCTGCTTAATTTGGAGATACGCCGACCAACCAACCATCTCCGCAACTGATAATTCCATGACCTCGCCAACCGGTTTCCCTAACAACTCTGCAACCACGAAAACTAACCATATTTCGTCATCATGGTTTATGATTTTTTTACTAGCTTTGCCCCCGACTCCCTTGCTTCTTCACTTTCATCCTCAATATCTTTGTCAAAAGTATTCATCTCTGCGGCTATGCGCTCAACAATCTTGGGCGGAACTTGGGTTAAAAATTGATGCCTGTGTGCTTCTTTGAAGATACGCTTACCGTCCTCATCTCTTGCTCTGACAATGACCGCTTCTGCACACGCTTCATTCCATTTGCCCTCGTTAATCAATTTAAATATCTGATCTCTCTGCTTGATGTTCATCGGTCTATAATAAAACTTCAAATCATCTAGCTCTGGTACAACAATGAAATTCTCTTTACCTTGAAGTTCTTCTTTATAACGCTTCGATGCGCGTTCTAAAAATTCATCACCTAAACCCATGCTTTATTCCTCCGAGTCTGCCGAGTAAAAACCTGCAACCAATCACCTCGGCATTGATTCTTTCGGGTTTCCCCTAGTTGCAGGTTATTCTGTTAATCCTGCCAAGAAGTCAAAGCACCCTTGCCCTTAATTGACACGCTCATTGTTACCATTTCGCCTGTGCTTGAACTGACACCAACCGTTTCGATAAACCCGTTACCCTTTGATGCTTCGGTTGCCGAAGTTTCATCAAAAAGAAATGTCACATCGCTCAAGGTATCTCCTACTGAGAAAGTAGATTGATTGTTTGGTGTAGCATCACTAACAGCATCTTTGTACACAATTAACTCTGCCGTCCCTGTCCACGCTTTTTGTCCGGGAACAAAATTTGCCCATCCATCACCACCCATTACTGTTGTATCAATAGCAGCAGCACTTACCTCGTAAGACCAACTTTTAATTGAACCGATAGTAGTTTCTCCAACTTTCACCGTCCCTGTATCACCAGTGTATATAGCCATTATTTACCCCCTTTATTAGTAGGTTTAGTTAACGGCATTGGCTCGGCTTTTTTCTCCACTGCCCGTTCAAAAATCTTCCACCCATTCGCTAATTTTTTGTCGATACTGCTGTAATGAGCATCTACTATTACGCCATTCGGCGAAATCATCTTCATAACGCAACCTCCGGGTTACTTTCTTGATACCGATAGTTCACTGACCAACTCATGGTCGCGTATCCTGCCGGTTGTTCGCTATCTTGAGCAAAAGTGATAACAGTCGAATCTAACTGACTGTTTTTTGCTAAAGAATTAATTTGTCTGTTTGCGGCTAGTGCCTGCTGTATTTCCAAGCACACCCCATCTAATAAATTGTCAATCGCATTACCCATTGCGTAACATTCAACAGCGACATTGAGAGTCGCTTCAATGATTCTGTTTGCGCCCATTGTTGAGGGCATTGTTCGCTCGTCCACTGTGTAAACAATAATGCCGGGCAACTTGGCTTGTTCCATCGGGTAAACCCTGCTCTGGAACACATTCGATCCGGTGGTTGTTAACCCCGTCAGCGTAGTCGCTATTTCTTCTCTTATTTGTTGTCTAAGATGACTCATGGCTCATTCAAGACCAATTTAACTGTGCCAATGCTGTTGTTTGGCTGAATGCCAATAACAACATAATTTTTGCTATCTATGGTTAGCACATCATTGTGTGCTACACCCGTCACATCCGAAAGCCTACAAAGCGCAACCGGATATGTACCCTCAATGTCCACAGTTCCGCCAGTGATGGAAATGTAATTATTCGTGAACACAGTATTAATCGTTTTAGATTTGAAAGTCGCTTCACTACCGAACGCTTCAGTAGATAAGAACTCTGACAAATCATCATCTGAAAGCCACGTTTGTGCCATCAGTCTTTTTTCTTCCTTGGCGTTGCCACTTTGACGCAAAGCCCTTTCTTAATCAACCCATCTGCATCTGCCGCAGGCAAGTCTGCCACTTGTTCAGCGAGATACTTGAGCCGCATAAAACACGTTGTCTTTAAAAACTTAACTTTCATAAAATCTCCAAAAGCACCCCACTCATTCCGAGCAACAAGTGGGGGTGTTTAGATTAAACGCCTAGTGCAAAAGATTCAGGATGACGAACCGCAACATCAACATCTTGTAATGCAATGATTCGTAGCGCACCACTGGTAGCTAAAGTGCTTGTGTCAACATTGATGTCAACGCCAGACCAGTAACCAATCATAATGTCCGCCCAATTACCAAACATCATTTGACCCGGTGTTGTGATTTGGTTTGAAACCAGAACCGGATAACCGTTTAGTTGTCCGTTCTCGATTAAGAACAAGCCAGAACCGGCATCTTTCTTAGTCTGTTTCAAATAACCCAACTGCGCGGCATTTGTGATGTAAGACAAGTTACCTAACAATGCATTGTCTTGGCTGATCTGGGATTCCATATCCACAGCTTCGCCGAAAGTACACGCCCCTGCCGTTGCCCCTGCGAATGCGACAGAACCAACACCAACCACATTGGCTACACCAGTTGGTGTGTTTCCAGTGCCATCACCCTCGAACGCTTTGTTGTCAATGGCTAGTGCAAGTCGTAATGCTAAATCGTTGCGAACAAAGTTCTCTACATCAATGGAGCTTTGAAGCAATAATTTGCGTGAGATTTGGCTAAATGCACCCACAGTGCGTGGAGACATTAATACTTGATCGAAAGTGGCAGATGATTCTGTAACATCGCCATTTTCCGCAATCCAGTAGCTAGATGCGCCGCCCGTTTGTCTAGGGATAGCCAAGTTACCCTGCAAGTCACGCATGATTGTCGCGCCTGCTCTACGAGCCACCATTGCATTATCGAGTTTTTCGATAAAGCTATCAGCGAGTAGTTCAGTGGCAATTAAGTTACCACCGTCAACCGCAACCGCAGCACTTAAATCACGTTTTCCGTTCAGAACATCCGCCGGAATCATAATCCCTTGAGGGTCTTTACCGTAACGCTCCCCTGCCGTGCGAGATGCTTCAAATTCAAACGCCGCCGCTTCTTGTGCGCGTTTGTCATTTGGGTTCGCAAGTGCATTGATCGCTTTAACAAAAGAGAATTGACGCACCTCTGTTTCGGTTAGACCAATTTCTGGAGACTCAACCACTGGTTTTGCATCACCAATTTTAGCCAACAATGAAACCCTGAAATCATCCGCAGATTTGCCGGATTGGACAAAATCTCTAGCGACAGATTTCGCTTCAAACTTGTCACCCAAGGCTTCGATTTCACTAATTCGTTTAACCTCTGTTTTTCTGATTTGCGCTCTTTCAGCGTCAGCATCAACTACGACAGGGGTCGCTTTCACTTCTTCAGTCATTTTTTCTTCCTCATATAAATTTTCAATCGTGATTGACCGTTTTTCGTCCATCACATCATTTCTTCCAACACCCACGCCACTATCTGCCGGAATACTCACAAATGAAATTTCGAATGGACTCCACGAAGTCGCACGATAAGTTTCTATCCCACTCTCTCGATTTGTATCTTCTAAATTCATCGTGTTAATCCGATAGCCAACGGACACGTTATGCCGGATGCCATCGACTACATCTGTAAATATCTCATTGGCTTTATCCGATCTACCAAATCGGACGGTTGCACGACCCCTACGGTCATTGTCAATGCTTGCTTTTTCCACAATCCCGATGTGGTCAGAATGATTGTGATCAACAAGTAACGCTCCACCGCTCTCTAACCGACCAAGGTCAACCGAACTTCTGGAGTGATCTAAAATTTCGTTTCCGAACCATCTTTCTACTGGTTCTTCTGATGAAAATGCGAGTTCAACTGTTCTGTCCTCGACATTTATTGCATCTCTGTCAAAAGCAAAACCTCGTTGAAATGAAGTTGCTTCAATCGTTTTCGTTTTGCGCTTGCTCATCTTTCTTTTCTCCTAAAATAATGCCGTATTGAGCCGCTAGTTCTTGCTCTTTCTGCAATTGCTCAAATACATCTTCTAAATTCGTACCGTGTGATGCGGCAATGTCTGCGCGAGTGCTTACACCCAATTCAATGCTCAACGCACTGGATGTGATATCCTTAAGCGGATCGACCCAATCAAACCCACGGGGCTGAAATGTAACATTGCGAAATTTATCTATTTTCGTTGCCGGAAGTTTCAGTTTGCCATGAAGAATTGCACTGCTTAACCATGCTTTGTAAACCGGCATACAGAATTGCTCAATCATCCACGTTTGTTTTTGTTTCCACTGATCGCGTTCTTCTATCGTGCTAGATCGAATTGATGAAAACGACACGCCCTCCAAATCATTAGCTAAAGTGTTGTAACTGACGTTCAAGCCACTAGCCGCACCCCTAAGAACTGTTTTAACGAAAGCATCAAACGCTGTTGATGGATGTTGTGGGTCAAATGCTTGGAAATTCACGCCCTCTGGAAGTTGTTCAAACACGCCCGGTTCCGCCGCGGACAAAAGCGCCCCATCGTCTTCTATCTCTGAATCTCCCATATAGCCATCACCCTCCGGTGAGGTGAAAAAACCCATTTTAGAAGCGGCAACCCTCGATGCGATTAATTCCGCTTCTTCCATGCCGCCCAACATATTTAGCCTACGGATTGCGGTGTGCATCCAAGGAATGCCGCGCGACTGTCCGGGTCGTTCAGATCGGAAAGCATGAATAATTCTCTCTGCCGGAATTCGGACATATTTCTTGAGATTGAACGTGTAAGTGTCATCGCCCGGATGTTCTGTGAACAAATGATAAGCAACTGCCGCGCCGAATTGATTTTGCTCAACACCCATGCGAATCTGGTTACCATTGTCGAGCCTCACATTGTAAGACTCATCTAGCAAATCAATGTCAACCATTTGCAGTGATATACCATATTCCAAATCTTTGCCGTAATGGATTATGCACAAGCATTCGCCATCCCTAGCGACTGTCTCGATGAACAGATTTTGAACATCGCACCAAGTCATGCGCTTGCTCATTGTGCAATGCTCTAGACTGCCCCAATCCCTGAACGCTTGTTCTATATAGTCGTTATCGGCTTTATCTAGCTTGCCACGCGAATCTTTTGTTCTCGCCTGCAAAACGATGCCATTGGAGCCAACGACATTTGCCCTAACCATTGAAAGATATTTTTTGGCGTAATCATTGTCATTCGTGAGCGTCCGTGACCGCATACGCATTTTGCGTAATCCTGCGGTAAGTTCTGCATCAATTGACAGACTTGTACCCTTAAAATCAGACAAGAAGTATTCTTCGGCACTCGCCGCGAACCCTCTAGTGTTGATTTTCCTTATTTTTTGCTTACGTTTCTTTAATGATGGTGGTGCAGGTTCTTTCTTGCTAAAAAACATCATTAAAACCTCGTATAAATTTTGCCGGAATGACTCAACCCGTCACGCATCCTCTGCGCTCTCGTTTCGCGAACATAAATGCCTTTGTACTTGCTGTGGAGAGCAACCAAATCGGCTAGTGGTGTTCTCTGCAAAGTCATGCCCTCGACTGAGAGACTTTCTTGATCTTTGCCTGCGCGACCCTCAATAACCGCTTCGATAGCGTCTAAAACTTTCTTTGTGTGATTTCGAGGGTCATCGGTTGATG